AAACCATAAGTATACAAATCCCTCCATCTAAATTGTTGGTCAGTACTTGAATAAAACGAATAACTTGGTATTTGGTCAATAAAATTAACATCTCCCGTCTCAATGTAATCCGAGAAAACTCTCAAAGTCATTTTATTATGAGGTTGATAATAAAATCCAAATGAATTAGTGTCCGGATTATTCATTGTTTGGAAAACTGTTTGATTATAATTTATTTTATGATAATATGTTGAAATAACTCTCTCAATTTGTTCATAATCATTCCACTCACAAAAATCACCATCCATTACATCACCCTTCATTAAATCACCATTGTAATAAAAAGTTTTGGTGGCACCACTAGTTTGAGTGTATGAAGATAATGGAACAGTAGTATTTGATTCATTATTCATTAAATCCCAATATTCATTAACCTCTTTTGTTAAGTTAAATTCCCAACCTTGTTTTAATCCCACTCCAAATGAAGGTTCATTAAAATATCCGGAATATCCTTTATTAACTATTGTTAGAAAAATCTCACTTAATGGTCGTTTTTGATTATCAATATAACCCGCAAAATCTAAATCATATGCCGATGTCATATTGTAAGCATTACTACTTGTCTTTTGTGACACCCTAGAAATTTTATTAGGAGTTATTGAACTATATTCAAATTGTTTATCTTCTCTAAACACATTTTTTTCAAAACCAATTTTAGTAACAATAAGGTCATCTAAATTAGTAATCACTTTATGCTCTCTAACATAATATTTTGATTTAGTTTCCGTTAAATTATCAGGGTTAATCACTCTCTTAAAAGTACCCATAACATTATCTGCAAATGTATTACCTGTGTATCCAATGTTTAAAACATTAAACACATATTCATCACTATCCACTAACCCATTACCTAATGAGTAAACTTGAAATATGTTCGAATTTCTATAAGTTAAAGACAATTCAACATATTCATTTGGAGTTAATCCATGAGACCCAATACATTTAAAGGATATTAAACCATTACCATTAATTTCAATATTTTCAATAATAAATGGAATTCCCTCTTCCGCTAACCAATTCATATCTCCATTAGGTATATCGGAATAATACGCCAAATTCTTTTTATAGTTATTAGCGTGAGGATATGTTAAATAGTACATCCAATTATATGTGTAAGCACTTTTTGACTTATAAGGGAAATGTTGGTTATCAACAATTGGTCTAAAAAAATCAAACTCATAATACTGAGGAAATCCTTTCCACGTACCACTGACAAATGATTGTTCAGCATTCACATAATATAAATTATATTGAAATGGTAAAAATGTTGTTGTTCCCGTGTATGTGTTATCATACAAATACCTAACCTTAAAAGTTGGTCTAAAAACAGTACAACCCTGTCTCTCATCATCATAAACTTGAGCAAGACTTATAGTGGCACTCCTATCGTATTCCGTTATCTCATGACTTGTTTGGTCTAAAGATATTGAAACCTTTTCATCTACAGAAGGAGCACCTTTATATTTAAGGTTACTTGGTATTATTGTGTAATTATTCATCTATCGAATATAGTTCTTTAAATTTATCTAATGCCGTCTCACCTTTAATCAAACCAAAATAGAAATGATTTGGAGCACCAACTAAAAATTTAGTAGTTGGGTTAGACCAATTACCCGCAGTAGCCACATAAGTAAAATTATTAACCGTAGTTGCATTACCATTAAATAAATATCCACGAGCAAATTGGTCACTAATACTATAAATTGACGGTATCATATAACTTGGTGTAATAATTGCCCTTCTATCAAGAGACTGATATCGTCTTGAAAAAATATCGTTTGTGTTTGTTGCCCAATTATTCCCTTGTTCCCCAAAAACTCCTGCGGTTGCCGTAGATTTGATGTTCCACTGATAATAAGGTACTTCTTGGGATTTAATCCCATAAGGATATGTAATAGCATTTGCATTATTTGATGGTCTAAAATCTATCACCCCGGGAGTTAAATAATCTTTATTTTGTATATCTTGAGTTGTTGACGAAAAAAACACCGCCATTGTCGGTTTTGATAAATCACCAAGTATTTGTACCGGGTCATCAACAGCTCCTGTTACACTATAAAATTGAGGTGAAAATGGTATCACCCCATATTCAGAATTAATAGACATTGATTGTGCTAAATCCGCATCAATTCTTCTTGAACTACCGTCTCTACTAAATAATTGTTGTAATGCGTTATCCCCAAAAGCAAAAATTTGACGTAAAAATCCTTCATCAGTGATTCTCGAAATCACAAATAAATTAACTAAATCTGAAGTATCCGAATAACTTGTCGGTACAAGACTTTTCATAATATATCCTTTAGCAGATGGGTCAAAAATTATTTCTTTATAAAAATCATCTTTAATCCCTAAATTAATAATTGTTGTAGGGAATAATAAATTTCTTCTGTTTACCGGAGCACTTAATCCCGCCACCGGTCTACCAATAAACACACCCTCACCTGAAGTACCACCTGTTAGTCTAAAAGGAGAACTTCTATAATAAAAATTATTTGTATCTTTTTCATAATACACAACTTGTTTAGCAAATTTTGGTGATTCAGGTTGATTTAATTTATTAAAATAAGTGTCAACTTGTATTGGAAAGGCATATAAACTACCATTAACCCAATTATTCATAAATGATTGTGATAATACTCCTCGACATAATCCATAGAAGAATCTAAATCTAAAACCCCATTCAGCAAATGTTCCTAAATCTTGTCCTAAAGAAAACAATGGGTCATTAACCATTATGTAACATCCATTCTCAACAACATCACCTGCTTGACACCCTAATTGAACACCGAAATTTACACCATTACCACTATAACAATCTAAACCAACCATGTCTTCACAACTTCCTAAAGTGGTAAGTACATTAGTTGCAGCCAATTGACCTTCAATATCCGCAGTGACTAAATCAGCACCTAATGAAATTGATGGGTTGTTAAATGTGTATCCACCCCCACCAACAGGGTAAACCGCGAATCCGGCATTTTGCTGTAATAAACTGACACTACCTGTTAAAATTTCTTTATCATCAATATAATCAGAAGATGGTAATCTATCGGTTCTCATAATAATTTGAGATGAGTTAGACATATTTACCTCACTAGTTCCGGTAGATGTTGGATATAAAATAGGACTAAAATAAGTCGGTGCGGAATTCGGTAAAAACCCCCATATTGCATAGTCACAATATTCCCTAACACACAGACAACTCAAATCAAAAGTATTAGCAAAATTAATACAAATCCTTGTTATAACATAATTTCCTTTTGTCATAATCGCACCCCCTGACAAATCTTCAGCACCGTCATAATAATTGTCAGCAATACTCGCAGAATAAAATCGATTATTTGTTTTTGACGCAACTCCGGTTATAGGAGGAGGTGAAGTATTAACTGATATGTTTTGAACATAATCAGTTGAGAGTAATGGTGGTGAGTTGGTATAGACTTTTGATAATGATGAATCTAACGCACCATAAAAACCAAAATTTGGTGTCGTATATGCAGAATAATTAAGACCCGGACTTGTTTGTCCAACAATTCCCGGAGTATAAAAATAAGATGAATAACATATATTGTTTTGGTTATCGTGTTTTTGTACTGAAATTCCATTATTAGGTGGTAATGCCTGAATTGGTATATTCATTCTTGTCATCGCGGTAAAAGTCACAGCATCTTCATCTAAATAACCTAATATACGTCCAATACCATACTTATTTATCATTAACGGAGAATACGGGTCAACCCCTCTTTGTAATATTAGAACTTTTTGATTTTCATAGTCCGCAAAATTTGATGTTGCTGCCGAATAGATTGCATTAGGTATTTGAGTACTTGAAAAACCATTATCACTATTAGTCAATCTAGTGTAATTTGGGTAACTTAACGGGACAAGACCACATTCTCTACCCCCCTCACCACAAACATATTCAAAAGTTGCCAATTTATTTTCAGCATTTAACGTTTTCCAAAAACTTGGATTGGTTGTACCAACAGAACCCGGAAATGAATACTCTGGTTTTCCATTTACAATTTTTTTAGTAATAGTAATAGCAGTCAATACTTGATAATATTCAATATCCGATGGATAAATATAATTTTGACAACCTACTCCGTAAGTCACCGCGGAATACTCAGCAGTTCCTCCTGTATTTGTTAAATCAATACAATCAACATTTGTAATACCTGTAATTAATGGAAATTCAGGAGTAATTAACCCCTCAGGATTAGTAGTCCCTGTCGTTTGACCTGTAAACAATAATGTTACTTTTGAACCCGGACAAGTTCGATAAGTCACGGTCCCAGGTTCTGTTATTGAAATAACCATACTTTTCACACAATCGGAAGGATATGCCGGAATATCATAAGTAACAATAGTATCAGAAGTTTGACTGGTCGCATAACGTACATCAGCAGTAAAAGCACTTGTTTTAATAATACCATTAATACCATTAACTTTATAACCCCCATTCGCTGTAGTTGCAGAATATAAATAATTTGTATCTTTAGTTTTTCTTGGGTCAACAAATGATAATAATGTACCCGGGTCTAAGTCCAAAACACTTAATACTGTCAATGTATTATCAAAATGACTTTTTGTACCGTTTGTTGGCAATGAAAAAGTAACTTTAATCTTATTTACATTATCAAAGAATTTTTTTCGGGTATTGTAAATATTAACTCTTTCACCAGGAGGAATCGTAAAACCATCTACTAATAAATCCCCTACCCCCGGAAATGAATAAATTCTAGAACTATTAATTTTAAAAATTGTTGGTTTATTTGGTCTTGATAAACTACCTCCAAGTCCTTGACCTTGCATAAGTGATTCCATCTGAAAATATGTGTCATAATTCTCATCATCAGCAGCAACAGGTGGCCAAGTTCGATTTGGTATTGTCGAAGCATTGGTTTGTAAATTTTCAGCGTACTGACCTCCATTAGAAAGTTGACTTAATAGACCAGCAGCAGGTGCTTGTTCTGTATCATCATCAGGATTTGGTTCAGTTGTTTCAGAGTCACATTCACAAGATTGACAATCGGGATAAGTTATCATCGGTAATTTAATCCTACCAAATTTATAAGCAACAATTTCTTCAAATTTAATTAAAATGAATATAATCGCCGCCGCATATAACGCAGCTAACAATGAATGTCCAATTATCAGACCTGCCGTCGCACCAAACGAGGCACTACCCGCAATTGCACCGGCAACTAATGAACCCTGAGCAATAACTTCTTTTCCTAACTCATAAAGTATGTAAGCTATTATTGCAACTGCAAAATTATTCCATAAAAAAGCTAAAAAGTGATAGATAATTAATAAAGGTAATCCAATTAATTGAATTACTTGTAATATTATTGAAAATATGAAAAAGAATAAATCAAAGTTCCTAAACCCTTCATTAACCGGGAATTTATTAATTGTAGTCGCGCATTCATTACTATCAATTTCTTTAATACCAATAAACCTACCTTTAGCACCATTCTTAAATTGGTCAATAAAACCTGAAACAGTATAAACTTTATTAAATTCAAACTGATAAAAAGTATCTTCACAATTTATTTTTTGATTTAATATATTATTACGTAATGCAATATCATTAGCAGTTGTTCCATAAAATCCTTCCGTATATCCTGACCAATCAAGACCAAAATAATATGAACTTTTTTGTCTCTCCTCATTGAGACCTCCTGAGTCTGTAGGGTCAGTATTACCCCAACCATATTCTTTAACATTTGGTACTAAGAAATAGGCCCGTCTTGTTTGTTCCGATAAACTAGGTGATTGAGACCACTTAATTTTAAATCGATATCTCCCTTTAGTAGGGATTCCTACTGTAGGGTCGTTTGATAAAACTTTTTCACCAAATTCATTAGTAATAAAGTAATCCAAATTCATTGGTAATTCAGTCATCCATACACCATTACCATCAATAATATTACCCGATTTTTCTAATTGAAATAACTCAAGTATTGGATTACCGTCAGCATCATAATTAATTGTTTGTCGTATCGCTAAAATAGACCCAGGACCTGTAGATAATTGACATAAATTACCCATATCATCCAATGGTTTAGCATTTCGTCTAAGTCTTTGCGAATCTGCGGTTGAGTAAATAGACCCCATGAACACTGAAGTTGGTTGTATATCAATATTGGCATCATCTCTAAGGTCAAAGTCAACACGGTTAACCGCAATTTGGCATATTTCAGGGTCACCCCATAATGGAGCAACTGATAATGTTCTTGTTAAACTAACAATTTGAGGTAGTGATGATAAATCATTTGAAGTTTTAAATCGGTTACCGGCAACTTGAGCTTCAGAGGCCAAACCCATTCTAATCAAATCTTGAGGTGTTAAAGAAAACTCCCCAATATCTGATAAGTCAATATCCATTACTAAAGTTTGCGGCCCTAATGGAACACCCATTATCATATAGTCACCACTCTCGTTTGTTTTAGTTGTGTATTTGTAGTATTTGTCGTAAATTTCAACCGCAATTCCATCGGTTAATACATCATCTCTTGTAGGTAAAGTACCTGTCGCCGCGTGAGTAGAATACGACTTTTCATAAGGTAAAAGATTGTACCTAAAACCATCTTCATTTTTATCCGTTGGAGACTTGTAAGGATAAATACTTGTTATCAGTGGGTTGGATTCATCTACCGATGATATTGGGATGAATACAGATACTCTGGCATTTGGAACACCAAATCCGTTATTCGCAGTAACCCTTCCAACAACAACACCGTATTCAGAACAACTTCTACTATAAACGTCAGTTTGTTGTATTTTTAACGATAAGATTTCTAAGAACTCAAAATCTTGGTCTAACTGAACATTGATTGTTTTGTTAATACCTAATTCGGTTCTAATTCTATATGACTGACCCATTCAATTCTTTTAATTTATAAATAGTTTATGTGTGATTTTTCAAGTTAACACACACCATATTTAATTATAAACTAGTTAAGCCAGAAATAAACCTGTTAAGAGAAGGTAACTGATTGGAAATTTTTAACAGATACTCTAATATCTTTGTTAGGGTATCTAACTTGATACACTTGGGATGGTTGTGCAAAGATTGTGTCATCAACAGTCGCAATTTCTTTAGTCTCTGCATTTGAATATTCCATAGATGTTTCAGCGGATGAATATTGACCCCCAACATTATTATAAACGTTTAATCCCGCAACAGTTAATACACCGTTTTGATTTTGAACAATACTTTTTAACTCAGATAAATAAACATTTTGACCTAACTCCCTTGTTTGAGGATTGAAGTAAGTTGAAATTCTATCAACAACATCCGCAATAACTTGTCCTGAATTTTGAGCAGAATCTAAAACAATCTGAACATCAATACTCAAGTCAATAACCTCAGCAGTTAATATTGAAATATAGTCATTCATCATTCTATAGTTCGATAGATAATTTGCAACATTCTGTCTTAAAGTGTCTGATACAATACTTGTTAATTTTCCTGAAGTATCATAAGATAATAATTGAATTAATATTTTATTATTATTTTCCGTAATTGAAACTTTTGCAGGCGCTCCGAACTCAGCCGGCATATTTCTAATAATTGACTCGTAGTCTTGAACCGTAACCGCTCTTTTTTGTGCGGAGAAGTTAAATGATACGTAGTTTCTAATTTCCTCTAATGATGGTACACCTGAACCTCCAATAGCTGCAGTCACGTTGTTACATCTTAATGAATTAACCACTGATGAGTTTGTTGTTTCAGATGGTCCGTTTACAAAGAAGTTTACAGTACCAATTTGATTAATAACATTTGTCCCTAAATTTGTTGCCAATCCACCACCAACTCGATATTGAATGAATAGTGTTGAGTTAGGAGTTAACGCAGACCCTAATGAGAAATTGTTTGAATATCTTTGTAAATCAATTGTTGCACCAACTGTTGTAAATTGGTCTAATGAATCTTGAGCGGTATTTGTACCACCACCAAATGTCATTTTCTTAAATCCTTCAGGAGTATATTCCGTTATAAATCTATTAGATGTTTGAATATACTTTCCAACTTTAATACCCGGTTGGTCAGATACTTTTGTTGGGTCTTCAATGAATACTCGGTCTTCCGCAAGTGCGTCAACCTCATACCATTTATTTGACGCCCCTAAAAATTCTGAAGTAGATGGAACATTAGTGTATTCAGTCCCACTCTTAAGTAATACACTTGTAATACCTAATACATTTTTTTCAGGTAAAAATAATTCAAAGAATGGTTTAACATCATTCGGAGTAATAACTCTTTTGAATACTTTAGTAATACCATTAACTACTAATTCTCTTTTAGTTATAGTATAATTAATCAACACATTATTAGCGTTGAAGTTTGGTATTTTTAACCTATTAGGGAAACCTTGAGCATTGTATGGTGAAGTAAAATCAACATCATATATGTTTTCAAACACAATACCCGCACCAACTACTTGAGAACCTCTTGTTAAAACCCCAAGATATCTTTCATCTTCTTTATCCCCAAAAGCAGGAACAGTTATTGAGAAATCAACTAAAGACACAGATGGTCTTTGTCCCGGTAATTTTAAACCATAAGTTCGGGCAATATTATAGATGGATGACCTTTGTTGTGCGTATTGTAAAACAGTTTCTTGAATACTTCTATCAATGTGATAGTGTAAGTTATCCGCAACCGCAGCGTTCAAGTCTAAAAACACAGAGAACACAGAAGCGTCGTTGAAGTCCTGTATTAATTCAGGGTAGTAAGTTCTTACATAGTTTAATAACTCAGTTCTTATTCCCTGATAATCTCTTGTAGTATATGATATATTACGATTTGCCATACAATATTAAATATTAATGATAACGAAATCACTCGGACCAAAAGTTGATTTATTGGTTGAGTAATCTATTTTTATTTTTGCGGTATATTCTGAAGTTCCCTTACCCGGGAATCTATAAATTGACGATTCACTACTACCCACTGTTGCGGTACCCGTTGCTATATCAACTTCTTCTTGAGGGTCAGCAGGACTTATTGTTATTTGGTTTAATAATAAACCCGGCATAAAGGTACCAACGGCTTCTCGAATGTCAGATTCAATAGCATCAAATGTTAAACCATCAAATGGTTCAAACAAAAATTCATAAAGTCTTGTACCAAATGTTGGTAAATAATATCTTGAACCTTTTCGAGTCAAAAGTAAGTGGATTAAATCCGCTTTAATTTCTTGTGCCTCAAGTTCAGTTAGTTGTAAATAGTCACCTTTAACTGAGTCCCTAAAAGGAAAATTAATACCATATGTTGTTCCGTCTGCCATATCTATAATTATAGTGTTATGATTATTTCTTATAAATACCTAAAAATAAAAAATCCCGACATCGCCGGGATTAATATAATTATAGGTGATTTTATTATGAACCACATCCAAAACATTCAAATTCCGAATCTGTTGGTTTTACTGTAGGTTCAACAAGATTCACTTTTGGTTTTTCTTGTTTAATAGTTTGTTGATTCACTTTTGAAATATCAACCGCTAAGTGTTTTGCTCCGGTAGATATCGCTTTAGTTCTAACATAATAACAAAGAGTTTTCAATCCTTTACCCCATGAATGGAAATGAGATGATGAAATTTTTGATAAAGTTGGTTCAGACATATAGATATTCATTGATTGTGATTGGTCAATAAACGGTGCTCTGTCAGCCGCCATATCAATAAGTTCTCTTTGAGAGATTTCCCAAATTGTTTTGTATTTAGGTATTAAGTGTTCAATTCTTTTAACTTTCTTGTTGTAATTTTTATCTTCAACATCAAGGTATTGATTGAAATTAATATTTTGAATAGACCCTTCGTTCATAATGATTTCATTTTTCAAATCTTCACTCCAAACCCCTAATTTTTCAAAATCAGTAATTAAATATTTGTTTACAATAAGAATTTCCCCACCAACTACACGACGATTAAATAAAGCCGAGTGAGCCGGTTCTGTCATTTCAAATGAACCTGTAATTTTAGCTGAAGATGCAACCGGCATCTGAGCCGTGAATAATGAATTACAAACACCATATTCCGCAACTTTATCTTTCAATCCCATCCAATCCCAACGACCTGATAAATTATCCTCATTCATACCCCACATATCAAATTGGAATACTCCTTTAGACATTGGAGAACCTTTGAAAAATTTATATGGTTTGTATAAACCTTGTTGACATAAATAAGAACTCTCAGTGATTGCAGCAAAATAGATTGTTTCAAAAATGTCTTTGTTAAGTTTCTTCGCCTCTTCAGATGTAAAAATGAAATCCATTAAATAGAATACGTCTGCTAACCCTTGAGTTCCAATTGCAATTGCTCTTTGTTCTAAACCACCTTTTCTACCTTGTTCAGTTGAATAACTATTAATGTCGACAACTTTATTAAGTGCTCTCACAACTTTTCTAACTTCATTGTAAAGTAAGTTAAAATCAAACTCACCTTTAATTATAAAGTTTTTCAACACCATAGAAGATAACGTACAGATTGCTGTTGTTTCCTCATCAGTATATTGGTAAATCTCATTACATAAGTTAGATTGTTTAATCACCCCAATGTTTTGATGATTTGTTTTTCTGTTAGCACTATCCTTAGAACATAAGTAAGGAACTCCGGTTTCAACCTGAGATTCAATAATCTTATTCCAAATTGTTTGAGCTTTCACTTTTTTACCAAGACCAAGTTCAACCGCTTTGTTGTAGTTTTCCTCATACTCATCACCATAAGTTTCCTGTAATGGTTTGATACCAGCCTTTTTAATCTCATTAGGACAAAACAAATACCAATCACCATTATTCTTAACCGCATTCATAAAGTTATCCGGTAACCATATTGATGTAAACAAATCTCTTGCTCTCATCTCTTCAGCACCTGTGTTCTTTTTGATATCAAGTAAATCAATAATGTCTTTATGCCAAGGTTCAATGTAGATAGCGGCACTACCAGGTCTTCTCCCTTGTTGGTTAAAGAAACGTAATGATTCATTTACAATTTTAAGGTATTTTAATAAACCTCCCGCAAATCCACCTGATGAATTAATTCTACTTTCTTTACTACGAATGTTAGACATACATAAACCAATACCAGCAGCATCTGATGAATAGGTTGAGATATCATTTAATGTTTGTAATAACCCTTCTCTTGAATCACCGTGATTGTATTTCAATACACAAGATGCTAGTTGAGGTGTTTTAGTACCCGCATTAATCATAATTGGTGTTGCAGGTGAAATAAGTTGATTTGATAAAGAATTGTAATATTCAACCGCCTCTTCAAATGATTTAGTTACCCATAGAGCAACTCTCATATACATATGTTGTGGTCTTTCAATTACCTTACCTTCAGGTGTTTTTAACAAATACATTTCTTGTAATGAACGCCAAGCAAAATAATCAAAATTGTAATCATTCTCGTGATTAATTACAGAATCAATATTTTCAGGACCATATAATTCAATAGTTTCCATTAACTTATCATTAATGACTCCATCAACGTGTAAGGTGTGCATTGTGTTACAAAAACTTGTATCAGTTTCTTTATGATAAGATGAAATAGCCACCGAAGACGCTAACCTTGAGTAGTCATGATGACTTCCGGTATAGGACGCAGCAATTTCATAAACTAATTTGTCCAATTCTTTTGTTGTAATAAATCCTTCAGTTGGTACTGAAGTAATTACTTTAATAAAAATCTCGTCTGAGTTAACATTTAACCCTTTAGACGCTCGTTTAACTCTATTGTAAATTTTTTGGGGGTTAAATGAAACCTCATCTCCCCCTCTTTTTTTAATTTTTAATGACATCATGTTTTTTTAATTAGAAATCGTCAGTGAATGTTAGTGATTCACCTAATTTAGCCTTTTGGTATTCCATTGTTCTTGATTCAAAAAAGTTTCCTTTAGTCTCAACAGCAATTTGTTCCATAAATTTGAATGGTTGTTCAACGTTGAATTGTTTTTTACATCCAAATTTAACTAATAGACCATCCGTTACAAATTCTAAATATTGTTTCATCAAATTAGAATTCATACCAATTAAAGATACAGGTAAAGATTCTGTAATAAATTCTTTTTCAATCTCTAAAGCAGATAATAAAATTTCTTTAATTCTTTTTTCACTTGGTTTATTCTCAACATGATTATTAATCAAATGAATAGCAAAATCACAATGTAAATTCTCATCTTTAAAGATAAGTGAATTGGCATTACATAAACCTTGCATGATTCCTCTTGATTTTAACCAAAAGATTGAACAGAATGAACCTGAAAAGAAGATACCTTCAACAGCTGCGAAAGCAACTAATCTTTCTTGGAATGAAGCATTTTCAATCCAATCAAGAGCCCATTTAGCTTTCTTTTGAACTGCAGGTAATCTGTCAATTGCATGGAAACATTCATCTTTTTCTGTCTCATCAGACACATAAGTGTCAATTAATAATGAATACATTAACGAGTGAATATTCTCCATCATAATTTGGAATCCGTAAAAGAACTTTGCTTCAGCGTACTGAACCTCTTTTAAGAAATTCTCGGCTAAGTTCTCATTTACAATACCATCAGATGCGGCAAAAAACGCCAATATATTTTTAAGAAAGTATCTCTCATTATCAGATAGGTTTTCCCAATCTCTAATATCGTTAGATAAATCCACTTCTTCCGCAGTCCAAAACGCTGCTTGGTGTTGTTTATAAAATTCCCATATATCATTATGTTCAATAGGGAATATGACAAATCTGTCATTATTTGGTTCTAATATTTTTTCTTTCATGTTTTAAATTAAATTTGTTGTTGACTCTGTTCTCTTTGTTTTCTTTTTTCCAATAGTTCTTTAACCCTATCTCTTTTTCTATCTTCTTGTTGTTCTTCGAATCCTAAGAATGTTACTGAACTTTCAGTATCAATCTCAAGTAATTCATTATTGAATTTACAATTCTCAAAAACAACCCCATCTTGACCTAAACGACTTTTAGTAATCGCAATAGTTGCAAGACCCATTTCTTTTTGTTGTAATGTTTTAGCCACAGAAATAATTACGTGACCAACCTGTGCCTTTTTAATTGACCCACCCATTTGGTCTGTAGTTACAACTTCAGATGAAATTGACGCTCTGTTACCTTGTGTTGCAGTCCACCCAACTAAATCAAGTTCGTGACACATTGCCTCAAAACCTCTCATTACAGACCCTTCAGCTTTCCACTCATCTTTACTACTTGATTCCGGTAATACACAATCAATATAATCCAATAAAACCATATCAATTTTAATTCCGTCAGCAATCATCTTTCTAACCTGATTCTTAATTTGACTCATAGTCATCGTGTCCGATGCTAACTTTTTCAAAACCAATCGATTTTGCATTGTCTCTTTAATCTCAGTAATTTTACTCATTACCTCTTCTTTATTTTGAACCAAATTATCCGGTTCAATACCAGTCCACATTGTGAAATGTTTTCTTTGTATGATTTTTGGATTGTCTTCAAAAAATATTTGAAGTACGTTATAACCAAGGTTAAACGCTGTGTTTGAAATTTTAGATAAGATGGTTGTCTTACCAACACCCGTTGGTGCTAATATAACCCCAATCTCACCTTTAGCTAAACCACCTTTAAGTAGTTTATCAATACCTTTAATCCCCATTGGAATTGGATGACGATAATCCTCATCAAGTACGGTATCTAAGTTAGCGAAGATATCTGTTTGACCTTTATCTATTTCCCCAACCTGTAATGCATCTCTCACAAGTCCTTCAACCTTATCATAAGACTCGAAATCACCTTGAGTAATAATCTTTTGAGCTTTGTCCATCGCCTTTTGAAGTTCTTGTTGTTTACAAAACTTCAAAGCTTTCTCCTGAACGAAAGTGGTCCCTTCAAAAGGTGCCTCCTTTACTTGTGTTAATGTGTCCAAAACAATCTTGGCAACCATCTCTTGGGAGATTTCAGACTTAACTATCTGCTCAAGAGTATCGAAATTAGGAGTAGATTCATATTTCTTGTGATACTCTTTTGTCATTTGTAAAATGATTTTAAAGTACTTGTTGTCGAAATAGATTGGCTCAATAACATCCATAATTGAAGATGAAAAGTCCTTATCTAATATAATCTGATTCAGTAATTGTAATTGAAATGTGTTCCCTAAATAATCGAAATTTTTGTTCATAAATTGTTTTAAAAGTTACCCTTGTATTATTAAATACTTACTTACTTAAGTCAAGTTCCAAATAATTGTAACTTAATTTTTTATCTGAAAAAATGTCAGTCAATCCTCGAAGTGTTTCCTTCAAGAAAGGTCTTACATCGACAGTATAACGAACTTTTGGTGGATAAAATTTTCCGTCAAAAATTCTATGACAAATTGTCTGTTCTCCTAATTTGATGATAATGTTAAACATTTCAGGTCCATCAGTGAACGATGTGTCCATAATACTTGGGTCATGAATAATAGAATCTTTATTGTCCATCATGTAGACTAAAGTTTTCATTTTCAAGTATTCTTGAAGTTCTTCTTTGAACTCAGCAACGAATTCATATAGTTCAACCGAACTTTTTGCTTTTGGGTTAAACCCTCTTACGTTAAAGAATCTTTGGACTACGATGTTATCGTTTAATGTCAATAAAAATTCCATCTTAGTACTTTCTTGCTCTCTCATAAATTTAATTTTTGTTTGTGTTTCGTTTTTCTTTTCTTGTTAATTTCATGAATGGTCTTAGGAAGTTTACCCAAGCTTCATCGTTTTTTGGAAGATATTTGAAGAGACCATCTTCCATCATAAGTCTCATTAAATTTTTATATCCCCTATCTGTCGGGTCAATAGTGTCTGTGATAATTTGGTCAACTAATTCTTTTCCATCGTCTGTTATTAAAGGGTTAGATAAATTAACTATTTTTTCGTTTGTAGTATAAAACTCTTCACCAATTATACCATTTTTTGTTTTACCAGTCAAAATATTTTCCAATACTTTTGATTTCTTTTCTTGCATGAGAATCCCCGCATTAACTCTTATTTCGTTAATAGTGCATGGTTTAACCAGCATATCCGGGAATAATTTAACCAAAGTTTTTTCACCTAAACCTTCAATTCCACTAATATTATCTGAACTATCTCCGGTAAGAATCTTACAAAGTAATACATTATAATGTGGTATCTGAACTTTATTTATGGTAATCATATCACCCTGTTTAAAGTATTGTTTTGCGTTTGGCGAGTAAATGGTTACCTTATCCGAAATAAGCTGTGTAAGGTCCTTATCTGACGAAAAAATGGTAATATCTTCGTTAGTTGCCTTTTGACAATAATAAGCAATCAAGTCATCCGCCTCGTTGTAAACCATCTCAACTTGTCTAACAAAGACTTCCTCAAGATATTCTTTAATACGAGCGTTTTGTTGTAGATATGATTCGTACTTAAACTCATTCATATCTTGTTTTCTATTTCCCTTATACTGTGGATAAAGTTCTTTCCGAGTGGATGAACTATGTTCGGCATCCCAAAACACAACTACCTTATCGTAGTTATGTTCCTCAAGGAATTTCCGAATTGTATTTATAAAGTGGTAAATAGCCCCTAAGTGACTTCCGTCATTGTATAGGTCTTTTACTCCGTGGAATCCAATTTTCATTAAGTTGGACCCGTCAATTAATAATGTCTTAATCACAATGGTGATTTAATGGTGAATAAACTAAGCTTCTTTTTCTTCTTTTAGGTCAAAATCACCATCAGTTCCGATGATGTCTTTCCAATATTCTGCGTATTCTTTTTTATATTTTTCAATATTAATTTTTTCTTCCGCAGTATCTTTTCCCGCAATGAATCCGTGTGGTGTAACAATAATTTTTCCATCATCATAACCTAATCCATTGATGTGATTTTTCATAACCGACACTTTTGTTCTTGAAGCAAACTTGATAGTTCTTTTGTCTTTAGTTGCAGTAATCTTTGTAGTTCCCGCCCCTTTTTGATTTCCAAATAAATAAACTAATGATGAGTTTAACCAAATCGCCTCACCACCTTTAGCTTTAATCTTTGGTTGTCCAAAAGGATTATCCGGTAATTCAACCCAAGGTTGATTAACAATGATTAAAGTGTTTTCATATTTTGAATCAGATTTACGAGAACCCGAGATTCTTTGATTGATACCCATACCAATCTTATCAGCTAATGTAGATGCATTGTGTTGTTTACCACCTTTACCTTCATAAGTCATTTTACAAGGTACAGAACCTACTGAATCCCACATAAAACATAAACTATAATCTAAGTTTCCTTTTTCTTGTTCGTCAAGTAAGTTATTGATATAGTCAGTAATTTGTTCAATGTAGTCAAAGTTATTATTGAATATGTAAAATCCATCCCAATCCAATTCACCTGTTTCCTCATCAACCACTTCCTCACAATCAAATCCCATTAATTTAGCGTGTTCAAATGACCATTTCTGTTCTGTAATAATAAACACAGGAAGAATACCTTTCTTTTGAGCATCTACCGCAGTTTTTACAAGAGCCGTTGTTTTACCTGTATCAGAGTGACCCAAGAACATATTAATATGTCCAATAGCTGGTCCCGGTAATCCAACCGCATCCAAGAAATCCGGACCTAAGTCAAAAAATCTTTGTGGTTTGTATTTTGCCGATACCGAGAATTTATCTTTAATTGATTTGAAATCGTTTTTCTTAATCGCCATTTTCTATTTTTTTAATGTGTGGTAATTTGTTTGATTTATTCCTATTGTATTTTGAAGAATCCTCCTCATATAGTACATTAATTTCTTCTTCATGAAAAGTAATTAACCTACTACTTATCACACCATCTTCATTAGTACCTTCATCCAACATTCCAAATAAAACACTATCACCAATTTGTTTACTTCTACCTGAGAAGTATGTTTTATCTTTTAGTTGACTTAGAATTTCATAAGATAACATTTTATTGTCTCTTAATTGTAAGTCAATTTCTTCTTTAAACGTCATATGATAATATTATTAAAACTTGGACACTTAGTTAGACAAGATGTCCAAGTTTAATTATTCTTTATTAGAAAGGTAAATCTTCGTCTACCTCATCGTTCGCTTGAGGGTCAACCGGTGTTGAACTTTGAGATTTTCCACCACCAAATGATTCTGTATTTACTGAATCACTTTCGTAAAGGTATCCACCTTTTTCAGAATCCCATCTTGGAGTTTCTCCACGAGCAATCGCTTCAAGGTATTCTACCGGTTTTTTAGAGTAAACGTCTAACCAAGTCAATTCGTCAGTAATCCACTCATTAGATTGAGCCGGGTCAGTATGTACAGGACCTTGGTCTTCATACATAATTGTAGATACGGTTGTATATTCTTTTCCTTTTGGAGTTTTCGCTTTAGTCAATTCAATGATTAAATCTCTACCGATTTGAGCGTCGGTAATATCTCCTTTATTTCTCCAAATTGGAATGATTTTATCTAAGATACCATCATTTTTGTAGTTGTGTTTGAATCTCCAAAATTTTGGTCCGTCTTCTTCTCTATCTCTATCGATAACTTTTACGATATAGAATTTACGAGAACGATACTGAGCAGCTAATTGTTTGTCTGATTCTTTTCCGGTTGAGATTAACTCTTCGTAAACCTCGTTTAAAGGTGAACGTTCGTTATCGTTTTTCCCCGGGTCGTAGAATTTTTGCCATTGTCCACCAACTTGAATCTCATGATACCAAGCCTCTTTAAATGGTGAAGAACCATCACTCGTAGGTAAGATTCTAACTCTTCTTTGTCCAGATTGCTCCTTATCACCTAAGATAAGTGCAAAATATTTTTTCATTCTTTCGTCTTGCGACATTTTTCCTTGGGCCCCGCCCCCTGATTGTTTTGAATTTTCGTACTGTGCCAATACGGCGTCTAATGAACTCATGTGTTATAAATTAAGATTAATTAAATTGTTCAACAAATATAGGTAATAAAACTAGTGAAGTCAAATAAAAAAAGGTGTCTGTTAAGACACCTTTGAATTTTTTGTTATCGTTTGAATGATGTTTTGTAGTCATCTTCTTGAGAACCAGGTTGGAATGAATTTTTAATATCATTCACATTAATATCTTCAACTTCGTCTGAAGTTAAAACATAATCATTTTTTCCTGTTTTCTCCATCTCTTCTTGTTTGTCATCGAAGAATTGTGAAAGTTTTTGGTTGAATGGATATGAATCGTAACTTCTCAACTCTAATTTTTCTTGAGGAGTTTTTTCACGATACTTCTCAATTTTATTTTCAAGTGAGTTTAATTTATTCATAACATTATCCATTTCTCCTAATTTAGCCTCTAAGTTAGACAATTGGTTAAACAAGTTTTCAAAATATTCTTCTTGTTTTGTTTCAATATTTTTTTGAGAATTAACTAAATCAGTTATTTCAAGTTCTTCAGATTCTTCACCTTCCGCACTTGTTTCTTCTGATTGTCCCTCATCGTCAATTTTTTCAACGTCAGGGTCATTGGCAACATCAATTGGTTGTGGTGCCCCTTCTCCCGGTGCTGGTGGTGGTACTGCTTCAGATGGTGCAGGTGCTGGTGGAACTTCTCCTCCCGGTGCCGGTGGTGGTGGAGTTAACGCCTCTAACCCAGCTGTTGGGTCTTCAGGAACTTCCGCCTCTTGTTCCATAATATACTTATTAATATTATGATATCTTGCTATTTCTTGTATTAATTTCTTGTCTAAACCCATTTTGATTATCCGTTTAATAATTGTTTAATTCCTCCTGCAGTCTCAACTCTAACTTTTCTATTAATAGTTGTTTGGTGTCCGGATCTTTCAATAAGACCATCTCTTTCTCTGATTGTGTAACAATCTCCTGTGTCTAAATCACAAACTTGTTGTGTTCCGTCACCGTTATCTGTTTGAGAAACTCTAGTCGATTTCCCAAGATAGTTGTCTAATGCTGATTTTATGTTCATAAAATTGTTTTTATTATAAATATATCGTTATGTTATAAAGTGAAAACATCACTTACTATGGTTTGAACTAAAACTTCACCACCAATCGGAGATGTATTACCATACGGTTTATATTGTACTTGTAATCTAAAATTCCCCAATTTATTAATATTAATTAAATTAGTGTATTTAGTTGAGGCACCTCCACTACCACCATAACTTGCAATTTCATATGTCTCAGCATATAAAACTCTATTATTAATAGCTTTTGGTTCGTCAAATGGTTCTTGAGTTGTTAATTGATATGTAATATATCCTCCATCCGGTTTTTTAATATTATAATAACTCCAACCATTTCCTTGTAACTCAGTAGACTCACCTATTTTAATGAACGCAATTTGTTGAGGTGGGAATGTTGGTAATGTTTGACTAGTTGGAACATTGTCAACAGGAACTTGAGGTTGATTTGGTAATGTATACCAAACTTTGAACGGGAATTGTTGCACCACAGGTTGTTCTTGTCCTTTATACGCTTTAAGAATAAACACAATATCTATTTGTGTTTTACCTTCAATTTTCGGTATATTATTTATAAAATAACTTTCAACATCTGTCAAGGTAATATTAAATTCGTTATTTGATACTTGTCCACCAACACCTTGTACACTTTGTGAAATATATTTTCGAGTTACCTTACCATTAACTTCTTCCAATTCATACACAACATATTTCATATCCGGATTAGGAGACATGATATATCCTGCCAATTGTGAATTTATTTTAACATTTAATGACTGAGTCTTACTAGCATTTAATTGAACTGCAGTACCAATCATAGTTAAAGGTCCTGTGTTTTGAGGGTTAGTATTTGGCGTCTCTGATTGAGTTGCATTTACAGTTTGATTTTGTGGGTTTTCATACCCACCCGGAGATGCAGCTGATGACGCAGTGATTGATG